CCGCCAGCATCTGGCCGCGTTCGAGCGCGTCGAGTTTGTCGAGGTGGGAGGTTCGTTCCGCCAGCATCTGGCCGCGTTCGAGCGCCAGCGCGGCGAGGATGGGACGGTCACCGTTGCCGGCCCTGACACCCTCCACCCCGGCCTCCTCGAAGGCTGGGAAATTGCATAGCGAAACCTCGCGCAGCACCACCTCGGTCCGCTCGTGCAGTTCCCGCTGGGCCGGTGGGGTCCGCTTGTCGCCCGGGATCACCGTATGGGTTATCGGCTCAAAACCGATCGACAGCCCATCGAGAGCGTGATCCTTCACCAGCGTGAGCAGATCATTACCGAGGGTCGTCGCGGACACGTAAAACGCGGCGTGAAGTCCGTCGTCCTCCTCCCGCAGGTCGGTGGCCACCCCCACCGATTGCGACCGGTGCTCGTGGCTGAATAGCAGTTTGACCGCCCGTTTCCGATCCCGGATGGTCTTCGCGAAGGATCCCTTCCGGAAGACCTCAGTGTAAGGCGTCCACCCATCTGTCACGTTTAGTTCCACGTTGAAGGGGACGGCCAGCCCGTAGATCGTCCGGCCGTCCCCCTCGGGCTGGGTGCGGATAGTCATCTCCTGTTCGAAGATATGGGTGAGGTTCCGGGGGCCCGGTGCGATGCTGGGAGTGGACATTTAGAGGGCCTCCAGGAGGTGCAGGCGAGCGGCCTCCTCGGCCGCCGGGGTGCCGGGGGTCTGGGGGGTGGCCGGGCGGGGGGTGGATTCGGCCGGGCCGCCCTCGGCGGGGAACCCGGCCAGGGTGCGGGCCTCCTGAAGGGTGATCACCTCCGCCCCGTACAGGGTGGTGGCGGCGGTGGCCCGGGTCATCGTGTCCGCCCGCAGGAGGGCGCCGGTGAAGAACTCCGCCCGGTTGCCTCGAGGGAGGCACTGCTGGCTGATCTGCAGCTCGAGCGGGGCCAGCAGGCGCATCATGGTGGTGGTCACGAACCGGCCGAACTCGGTCTCAGCGTTCGTGTAGGTGTGCCGCTGGGTTTCGATGCCGAGCAGGAACGGCGGCACCCCCAGGATCATCGCCACCATCTGGGCGTCCCACTGGCGGGCCTGGACCAGCTGGGCCTTGTCGGCGTCGGTCGCCAACGGCTGGAACGTGGTCGACCCGGGGACCACCACCGGCACCCGGGTCCCCGAAACCGCCTCCATCCATTTCCGTTTCAGCTCGTTCGCCTGGTCCTGGGTGAGGTTCGGGCGGGAGTCGGTGATCACCCCGGAGGGGACCGCGGACTGCGTGAAATACTGGCCGGCGTACGCGTCGGCGGCCAGGGCGGCCGCGACCGGGGCGGCCAGCGTCGGGAGGATCCCCCGCCCGGTCAGCTCCCCGCTTCTCTTGTCGATGGCCACATGGAACATCCGGTCGGCCGGGATCACATCGTCGACCCCTTCGATGGCGTACACCGGCTGCCAGGTGCCCTCATCCCGGGCGACCGACACGGTCGTCACGTCGAGGGGGACCAGGAACGCCGGCCAGCCCGTCGAGTCGGGCGGGCCCAACAGCGCCGCGTAGTTCCCATACAGGAGCACGTCGGACACGTACTCGTCGATGAAGTCCGCGGACGTGCGGTTCGCCCCCGGGGTCGGGTTGGCGATCACCGCCGCGGGCGGGTCCACCCACTCGTCGCCGCGCTTCTGGCGCAACGGGAGTTGCATGGCCACCCCGGAGATCAGCCGCATCCCCGCCGTAAGGGCCGGGACGCCGCGGGCCATCCACTCCGACACAAACGGGGTCCACGAACCGGGCAGCCCGGTGAACCAGCCCACCGTGTCCAACATCTGCTGCTCCCACGCCCGGCGGGCCAGATCGGCCACCCCGGCCACATCCCCGGAGACACCCGGCAGCCCGCCGCCCAGCGACCCGCCGCTGAGGGAGGTGTTCGGCTGCTTCGACCACGGCCACCTCACGCCCGAACAGCCTATTATCCGCCATCGCCACCTGCGGCGATGTCAGTTGGTCGGATGCCTGACGGAACTGGGAGGCGTGGTCGCTCAGCGGTAGGCGGCGAGGATGGCGGCAAGCCAGAACAGCGGGCCGGTCATGGGCGCGGCACGCGACCCGTGTAGTCGGCCCGGCCGACGGCCGGATGGAACTGCCAGCCCTTTAGTCGGAGTGTGGCGACGAGGGTGTGGGCATCCAGAAGGGCTTCGTCGTCGACGGGCTTGCCGTCTTGCATCCATTCTGCGATCGCCTGGGCGAGTGCTTCGGCGGTATTCATCGGTCCTCGGGCCACCGATTCCGCCTCGAACAGCGCGCCACACAGCCGGCACCGCTTCATGCGGCGAGGGTCAGCCGCGTCAACCCGTTCTATATCGGTCATGGTTCGATCCTCTCTTTATCGTGTAACGACGCTCCCCGACATTGAGCCTTCGCCATGCTGTCATGCCAGGAAACTCTAGTCACCTGACCGTGGTCAGGCTGGGCGGGCGGTTCCTTCCCGGCAGTCAGATGTGGCAAGTAGACAGGGCTGTACTGAAGTTCCTCAGGAACATTGACAAGACGGAGACCTCGGGCCGACGATGTCCGTCGTGAAGCGTTATCTGACCGCCAAGGAAGTAGCCGAGATCCGCCGCAAGACCGAACCGGCTCTCACGAAGGAACGAGGCCGAGGCGAGGGCCCGCCCTGGATACGCGACGGAGCCCGGATCCTCTACCCGGCCGACGAGCTCGAGCAGTACCTCGCCGACCGGCTGGTCACCGGAAAGTCGGCGTGACCGGCCGGGCTACGCCCGGCCGACCGACCTTCCACTCAGTGGCACCCACGCGGGACTGGCCGAGAACACCCCCGGGCCGCCCCACACCAGCAGGCCGGTGGCGCCGGCCCGGTTCAGCAGGTCGGTTCCTTCGGTGATGTAGATCTCCGGGCCGTCGGTCTGGGCGACCACCAGCACCGAGGTGTCGGCGGTGAGGGTGGCGAAGACCGGGCCGAGGGTGACCGAGCAGGCCTCGCCGGCCATCAGCCACCCCTGGGCGGCCCGCGGGCCGGCCACCCGCCCGTAACCGGTGGCGGTGACCCACACATCCACCCGGTATCCGGAGCCGCCCCGGTTGACCACCGCCACCGACGCCGAGGCCAGCCACGCCCCGGCCGGCACAGCCAGCTCGAGCACTGCGGTGGGGGCGTTACGTACCGGGATTTCGGTGTCCCAGGGCAGCTCGGCGGCGAACACCGACAGCTCGGGCAGCAGCCCGGGCGGTCCCGGCTCCCCGGGCGGCCCCTGAGGCCCCTGTGGTCCCGCAGGACCGGCCGGGCCGCGAGGTCCGGGGGGTCCGGGGGGTCCGGGGGGTCCGACGGTGCGAGGCCCGCCAGGCCATTCCACCCCGGCGAGGCCGAGCGCCCGGCCACCGACACCGCGAACCACGCACGCGGAGTTTAGAACGCGGTCCAGGTGGCGGTCTCGGCGCCGGCGGGGTGGGTGAGCGCCCAGCAGGCGGCGGTGGCGGCGATCACCGGGGCGATGGTGACGACGGCACCACGGCGGTGCCACACCCAGCCGCCGTCGCCACTATCGCGTCCGGGTGCGACCTCCGCGGCGGCGGCCAGGGCGGGATGTTGCCCGATGCGGATCCGGCGGTCGACGATGGCGGCCAGCCAGCCGGCGCACGCGGCGGGCCAGTCCCGGCCCCGGATGGCCAGGGTGGGCAGGCCGGCGGTGGCGAGGGTGTCGGCCACGTCGAGGGCGGGGGTGTCGGCCGGGTAGCCGACGGCGACAGGGTGGCGGCGGTCGGCCAGCTCGGCGATCCGGGCGTCCATCCAGCCGGTGCCGGGCCGGGCGTCGACGATCTCGCAGCGCACCCCCTGCAGGTCCTTCCAGGCCACCGCGATGGCGCCCTGGGCCCGGTCGCGCGACACGTCGAACCCGAGGGCGACGCGCACCCCGGCGGGCACCTGCCGGATCGGGGGGACCTGGCAGGCGGCCCACCGGCCGGGCGGGATGCGGGGGGCGGCAGCGGCCCCCATCCCCTCCGGCCACATATTGCCGTAGGCGCGGCGGAACCCGGCCGCCCCGAGCTCATCAAGGGCGGCGCGCATCTGGGGGGCGCCGATGGTGATCCCGTAGGCCGGGTGATAACGCTCCCAGCTCGAGGGGGCGCAGGGGTCGAGGTCGTCGGGGCAGGCCCACTCGAAATAGCAGATCCCCTCCCGCCGCCCCTCCTGTACCGCGGTGCGGCCCCGCTGGACGATCTCCCACAGCCACACCGAGCTTTCGTCGCCGGCGGTCGACATCTTCCACACCTGCGCCCCGGGCCGGGTGGCCTGGGTGGGGACGATGGCCTGGTCGAGCTGGCGGCCCCGCTCCAGTTCATGCGCCCAGCACTCGTCCACGATGACCAGGTCGGACTGTTTCGAGTGCAGGGCGGCGGGGAGCGGGGCGAAGATCCGGAACATGCTGCCGTGCTTGTAGGTGACCCCCTCCGAGCCCTGGGCCCGGCGGACCTTGACGTGCGGTTTGAGGGCGGACATCTCCAGGCCGGGCACGTGCTCGTTGAGCAGCCAGTCCCGGGCGATTTCGCGGGTCTGGGCGGTGTACCAGACCCGCTGTCGGGGTTTGTACACGGTGCGGTGTTCGGCGTTGGCGCCGGTGAGGGTGGTTTTGCCGGACTGGCGGGGTACCCCGAAGACCACCGAGGTGTAGGCGAACAGGCCGGTGGCCGGGTCGATCTCGTTGGCCACGTCGGCCACCTGGGCCTGCCAGGGCATCAGCGGCCAGCCGAGGGTGTCGGCCATTGCCGCGACCGCCCCGCCCAGGGTGGGCCGGCTCGGGGTGCGGGGGGTGGCGAACGCCGGCGCCGGGCAGGGCGGGAAGCTGCTCACTGCGGCGGCCGGGCGTCCCCCACGGTGTTCATGCCGGCCACGAACGCGGTGAACGAGTCGAGGGGCGACGTGGCTTGGCCGGCCAGCCCGTAAGCCTGGCGGAGCTGCAGCAGTCCGAGCGCCGCTTTGGTGCCGTCCGCCACCTCGCCGCGGGCCTCGGCGATGTCAAGCAGGTGGGCCTGGGCCCGCAGGTGCAGCTTGGCTGCGTCGGGCAGGGCGGTCTCTGCCAGCTCGGCCATGAGCGCCCGTTCCAGCCGGCCGGGGCGGGCCCGCTCGGCGGCGTCGGCGGCCTGGTCGGTCTTGCGGGGCCGACCCCGGCCCCGCCGGGGTGGCACGTCTGGGAAAAGGCCGGCCTGATCAGGGCGTTTCGGGGTCATCAAATGCCACTCTGGGTGGTAAATCGGGGTTCGGGGCGGAAAAATCGGGTTTCGGTTCGTGGGGGGGGAAATCGGCGAC